TGAAGAACTATAATGAGCGCCGGGCAACCCAAATTAATGACAAGGCAAGGACCAGGATGGAACAGGTCCAAAAAGTAATGGGTAAAATTCGCACAAGGCAGTAGAATATGAACGGTTTTAAACACCTTACACCAGGTACATCAGAGTGGATGTCCTACTGGAAAGCAAATCCGGGGGATCAACCGCAAATGCTAGAATATCAAAAACAATTATCAGGAGGTAGTAATATGGCAAGAGCAGCAGGATCAGCAGGCAAGGCTGGAAAACCCAATCGAGCAGCGCAAATGCAGGCTATGCGGGAAAGAGCTAGAGAACAGGCCAGGGAGCAACAATCAGGGGGGAGTAGTTATATTGCTATTCCACGTGGTAATGTGGATATTGATTGGTTACCGTTAAAGGCTGACCGGAAAGGAAAATGCCGGGTAAGTCTCTATACCCTGCCCTATGAATCAATTGGGTTCAACTATACGGATAAGATCGAGCCCGGCGCCCTCTTTTACAAGCGTACTTTCTACATTCACAAGATTGGCCCCGAGGAAATCAAGGTTATCTGCCCGGCCAAGACATTCGGCAGGCGGTGCCCGGTTTGTGAGGATCTGAATGAACTTATGAAAGACCGGGATGCTAATGAGGATACTATCAAGGCATACAAAGCCAAACAGCGGGAACTCAGCCTCTGGTATGACCCAGAGGCGCAGGCTGAGGAATTGTATCTGCAGGATATTAGCTACCATCTTTTCGGATCCCTCCTTAATGATGAAATTGAGGAGGTTGCTGATGATGACCCCTGGTTTGCTGATCCTGATTCTGGTGTTGTTACCAATATTCGGTATAACGAAAAGAGTTTTGGCAAGGCCACCTACTTTGAAGCTGAGAAGATTGATTTTGAGTTAACTAAGCAGGTCCCGCCTGATTGGGCTATTGATCATGGATATGATCTGAATGCTTTTCTCAAAGAAATGACCTATGACCAGATTGCAGCCATTTATAATGGAGTGGCTGAGGAACATGAACAAGATGAACAGCAACGTGAAGAACAGCCTGCTAGAATACGTGAACGGGCTACCCGTGAACGTCAAACCTCTGATCAGGAACCTGCTGCTGAAACCCGTACCCGGACCAGAACCCGTGCAGAAAAAGAACCTGAACCTGATCCTGAACCAGCTGGGAATGAATGCCCTTATGGTTTTACTTTCGGTGAAGACTATGGAAAGGAAAAACGTTGCCGACGCTGTGAGAATGCTGATGAGTGTGAAAAGGTCGCACCGGCAGATGATCCTGAGCCTGATAAAGGAAGCACCAGTGCAAAAGGCAATTGCCCTGAAGGTCTGCGCTATGGATATGACTGTAATACCAGTAATTCCTGTAAAAAGTGCAAAGTATGGTCAGATTGTGATGACCTGAATGAACAGTTAACAAAGGGTAAGTAATACCCTTTTCATATTGGGTTAAAGGCAAGTGGCGGAATTGGTAGACGCATCGTTTTATACCGGCTAGAGCGCAGAAGCGGGAGAAGTATAGAAGCCAGGTTAGGCCCGTAGCAGCGTGCAGGTTCGAATCCTGCCTTGCCTTTAACCCATACTTTATAAAGGAGAAAAGCATAATATGTCAGTAAAACAAAAACCAGATTGGGTAAGGACAGAGGATGCATTAGCTTTTCTCAAAGAGAAGTATAATGTAACCCTGACCAAGCCAACATTTTACAAACTGATTAAAAAACATAATATCTACAAACAACCGAATGGTAAGTGGGGTCATTACCTAGTTGATAAACACGGTCTGGAGAAAATTTATGACTGAAAGACAACGAGTAGTAGAGCAGGTTGAGCAACGGGTAAGACAACGTGCTGTGCCCAAACCGCCGCCAAAGACCCGGAAAGAGGGCTTTTTCCTCCCCACTGGAAGCACTATGCTTAACCTGGCTATGACTGACCGTATTGATGGCGGGTGGCCTATGGGCAAAATAAATACCCTACCGGGCAAGAGTACTGCTGGTAAAACAGTACTTGTGCTCTCTACCTTTGCTGAAGCCTGCCTTGACCCCAGATTTGATAACTATCTACTTATCTATGATGATGTTGAACGCCGGTGCGATTTTAATCTTGACAAACTTTTCTCCCCGTTAACAAGCCGGTTGATTACCCCCAGTGGTCTGCTCTATGCAGATTTGCGCGGAAATGAGGATAAATCCGGTATCAGTAATACCATTGAGGATATGGAAATCACCCTCACTACCTTGGCAAAGAAGGGGCAACCCTTTATTTATGTTGCTGATAGTCTTGACAGCTTCTCCACTGATGAGGAGGTTGCAAAGGAATTGCTTAAAGCTGTTGCAGCCGCTAAGAGTAAAGATGCTGCTGATAAAGTTGCCCAGGCGCATGCTGCGCGCAAAGCTGGTATAATTCACCGGATTCTTCGTAATGTAAATGGTCTTATCGCTAATACTAAAAGTCTACTCATCATTACCCAACAACTTAAACAGAAAATTGATGCCAAACCTTTTGAACGCAAGTGGACTACCAATGGTGGGGAAGGCCCTTATTTTTATAGCCAGGTCAGACCATTTATGACTAGGGTGGGCATCAGAAAGGAATGTGGGTGTGAGGTTGGTACTGATACTGAAGTCATTATGGATAAGAATAGTACCACCGGCAAATTAAGAAATATCCGGTTTTCAATCTATAATGAACTTGGTATTGATGACATCGGGTCCATGGTGGATTTTCTCCGGGAACAAAAGGTCTGGGAAATCAAGGGCTCCTGGGTGGATGCCCCTGAATTTGATTTACGGGAACAGGGGTGGGCAAATCTTACTCGTGCAGTTGAGAATAGTGGTAAAATTGATAAGCTAAAACGCCTTGTCCAACGAGCCTGGGATAACCGGGAAGATGATATCAAACGAGCACTAGATCGCAAACCAAGGTATTAATTATGAAAAATAGCATGCGTATATTATATAATAATAGAGAAATTTCCTTTCATACATGTCCTGCGTGTAAAATAAATTATTTAAATGGGGTAGTAAAGTGTGACAAAGTAATACCAACTTTTTATTCTGAAAAACATGCATATGATGAGGGGTGGAGAAAAACATCACATTACTTATTTTCTAAGAATGGTCATCCAGTTTGGGTTTGTCCAGATTGTTGGTCAAAAATACCAAATACAAATTAATCAATGGGGTATGGGCATGAATGAGGCAGACAAACTTGTATTATTGGCAAATTTAGATCATGAATTTTGCGAGCTGAATCATGGCCCAAATACACAGAAAGAACAATTTCCAGCAGTTGACTATATTGTCATTCCCTTTGGCCGGGCAGAAAATCTAGTCACTGACATTGCTATACGAGATATGGTGGTGCCGGTCTGCTTTGACTGTGCAACTGCCCTGCTGGGCAATGATTGGACGCTGCTCTACTGTTTTGAGTGCTGCAGCAGCCAGTGGGTAAGCAGAAAATTTGCTAAAAATAAATATCAACATCACATTATCTGGCTGCGGGGTTGTCCTAAATGTGGGGGTAAATTTGGTGGGTTATACTTTAATGATATGCAAGTAGTAGGCAAATGAGTAAAATTGCAAGTTAAAGGTAAATAAATGAGTTTCGGAGTTTCTAAAATAATAATAAAATCTTTTGAGGTTCCTGAAGAACTACGAGATAATTTTATTGAAGCGATCAGAAAAAATATAAAAGTATCGATCTGTGGATGTTGGGAATGGCGGGGGAGAATAGTTAATAATTATCCGTGCGTTTTAGTAAAAGGGTATAGATCGAGCATTTGGGCACATCGTGCGAGCTACGCAACTTTTATTGGACCGATAGCAAAAAACATGCATATTGACCATAAGTGTAGAAATCCAATTTGTGTAAGACCAGACCACTTGCAACAACTACCACCGATTGAAAATTATCTGGCCATTTATCGGAGAAAAAGAAGAGATGCAAGAAAAAAACTTGAAGAAGCAGGGCAGTTATCCTTATTTCCAGATAGTAAATGGTGAATTAATCCCTTTTTTAGATGAAATGTTGTTAGAACTTAGTGAAAATAAATTACGAGTAGAAAAAGTAAAATCAATTTTATCAGATGCGTTGTTACGAGTACCATATGAACATAATCCTGAATGGTATTCAAAACTTTGTAAATTATATCCAGATACCCGACGTAGGGGTAGAATTAAAAAGAAACCTCGTACAGTTATTAAACGAGCAAATATAATATCAGTATTAAAATCCATGATTTATAAAGGGGAAACTTGGTCAAAATATGCAGATTATCTTTTGGGTATAGCTAAAAATAAAAAAGACATGACTGATAAATATAATAAAATTATAAAATTTAATAATCAATTTTAAAAGAGGAGTTATCATGATATTATGTTGCAGTAAGCCAATGTCTAAGGGACAAGAATTAAAACTTGGGTTTCACTCAGAATATATTAATGAAAATAAAGAAGTAGTACATATCTGGTATGTAAGACAGGCAGATACCTATCAATGTCAAGTTTGTGGCCATGTTGTTGACGTTATTAAAGGCTATCCCCATTTTTGTTACGAAAAAAGGCCTAAAGTTGATAAGGTAATTGAGGAATAATGAAAGCTGTTATTGGTATTGACCCCGGCAAGTCTGGGGCTGCTTGTCTACTTACTGAAAATCTTTCATTTGAATTCTTTGATTGGCCAAAGGATAATGATCTTTACTCAGTTTTCATGCAGCTTAAAACCTGGCGCAGGGACTATCAAATTATAGGTGCTATCCTTGAGGACGTTCATGCAATTTATGGTACAAGTGCAAAATCAACATTTTCATTTGGGACTAATACCGGACATTGGGAAATGGCACTAGTTGCCACAATGATTAGTTTCTTTAAACCACCACCTCAAACATGGCAGAAAGGCCTGGTTAAAAAGAGTGATGGCCAGACGACAAAAGAAAGAGCATATAAAGTAGCTTCAAGGTTATTTCCGGCAGCAGAGTTAAAAGGCCCTCGGGGTGGGCACCTTGACGGAAGAAGTGATGCCCTACTAATGGCCTGGTATGGGATGGGATATTATAACCTTAATTCAAATCCAGTAAGGACAAGAGTAAAATGAGCGAGAATATTTCTTCATGTTGTTCAGGGAGTTGTCCACTGCGTACAAGTTGTACACGTTATAACCCCTCCGATAAGAGGGCTAGAAACTACCGGGGAAAAATTAAGCGAGGGGAAAGGCATGTATGTGCCCAATACCTTTCCAGAGTTTTATATACTGATAATGATAATGATTAAAGGTCTACAATGTTAAAATCTGCCCTTTTTATTGGTATCCAACGTCATAGGGAAACCTTTCTTGAATTTCATCCTGGTTTCAACGCTATTATCGGTGATACAGACAGTG